AATAAATTTGGAGGGTAATCATGGCGGAGAACATGCCAAAAAAAGAGAAGAAACAAGAAACAATTAAAAAGCCTGAAAAGGTTATAGTTGATGAGATAGTTTTATCAAAAGTTCAGCAAGATAAATTGGTGGATAATTTTAAACAGGCTGCTGTTGACGGGATCAAGGATGCGACCAAGATAGCTTCGGAGTTAAAGAATTTTGAAGCTGTTGAAATCAATACTGATTTAAAAAAAGATGGTAAGTATCCACACTGCTTAGTTTTTGTAAGCAGGGGAGAGCAAAGAGCACATATTGAAGCGGAAATGCCAGACGGTGTTGTAAGAAAACATTCTGTAGATATTTTCCCGCAATCCATGGATATTTTTGGTGTTGAGTACAAACACTATGAGATGAAAAAATATGGAATATCACATCTTTTTGCTTTCCCAACGAAAAGGATTATAAGTTGCACAGCTGAAAAGATATACGCATTATATATATAAAGTAAAAAATTAAGGGCTTGAAGCCCTCAATATAAGCTGAATAGTAATATAGAACTCTTAAAGGGTCGATAGGTGAGAAATCACTTATCGGCCCTTTTTGTATTTATTATGAAAAAAAAGAAAAAACAAAAAAAAGATTCTAAAACAAAAAGGAATCTACCTACACACCGGATGATGATACAAACATTCGATAGGAGGCATGATGAACAAAGCCGCTTTAAATAAACTTTACGGCACAGATGATATAAATGATATCTACAAAAAGAAATCAGAAGGTACTCAATACAAAACAGTAGGATGCAAGCCCAACCGTGTAAAGATGACTGCTGAAGTATGTAGAAAATTATGCGAAGCTGTTGGCCTTGAGTACTTGGACGGTTACGAAGGCCGGATTATAGAGCATACAATAACAGACGCTTCCCAGGATAGATATGGTGATGTTGTTGTTCCTTCTGGTGTGGATTACAAAACTAACTATTCCAAAAATCCAACTATACAATATTCCCATGATTATAAAAGTCCTCCTATTGGAAAATCAATTAAAGTTTGGTTTGATAAAAAGGATAAAAATGTAAAATCATATGGGCTTTATTTTGATGACCGTGTTGATTCCTCTGGTTTTGCTAATATGATATTTAATTTTATTGCATCAAATGCAATGCCTGCATGTTCAATCGGTTTTGTTCCCAAGGATGGAAAAGTAAGATTTCCCAAAAATGAGGATGAGCGGGAAGAGATGGGTGTTGGTACATATGGAGTTTTATTTGAAGAAGTTGATCTTCTTGAATATTCTCCGTGTTCAATTGGAGCAAATCCAAATGCACTTAAAAACAGTATTGAGAAGTCTATCAAAGATAAGGCTTTTGGAAAAAGGGAATTTGATTTATTAAACAACAAAGAATTTGGTGAGGGTGTTCTGGATATATCAAATGAGATCCTTGATGAAATCTGCAAAGAAGTTGAAGAGCAAATAGAAAAAACCGAGCCAGTCGAAGATAATAAAACTGATGAACTTATAGAAAAGTTTATTGAAGTTTCCAAAGAATTAATAGAATCAAATCAAAAAGTAATAGATTCAAACCTTGAATTAAAACAACAAGTATCTGAAATAAACACAGTCTTGAAACCAAAATCTGAAGATTCACCTGACAATGATTTGTCCAGCGTGCAAGAAGAAGAGAGTGTTGATATAGATGATGTTTTTGGAGATACTGACGTGACTATAAATCTTGAAAACAATAAAGGAGATGATGATGAGTGATAAAACAGTCAACATTAATTTAGATGACTTCAAACAAAAGTTTGCAGACCATAAAGCATCTATAGAGACAGTCGTTGAAGAAAAAATCAAAGAAGGGTCTACAAAATCAATTGAAGAAGTTGAAAAGTTGAATTTGGAAGTAGAAAACCTCACAAAAGCCATTAAGGATATTGAGGAAAACCAAAAAGCTCAAATGTCGGCACATATGCCAGGCCTTAAAGATGAGCTAAAAAAGAAAGAGTTTAATTTTGGCTTATTTGTTAAAGCTGCTTATAATCAAAGATTTTCAGGCAATGGCTTAGAAGAATGTTGGAAAGAAGCTGGGCATGAAAGAGAAATTATTAACGAATATGCAAAAGCTAGGGGTAAAATTGTAACCAAAGGATCAATTGCAGGGGATGGAACCCAGGGAGGGTATTTAATTCCTGATGAAGTTTCAAGTGAACTTGTAGGTCTTACAATTGCCCAAATGCCTATCATGCAGATGGGAACAACTAATATAACAGGCTTAAAAGGTGACTTGCCTATTCCAAGACTTACAGCAAGAAACACAGCTTACTGGTTAGGTGAAACACAGGCTCCAGATTTATCTGAAGTTGCTTTCGACATGTTCACCCTTCGTCCTAAAAAGATTGGTGCATTGTCTTGGATTTCAAACAGACTTCAACACCAAACAAGTGGTGTTATTAATGGCATCGTAAAAAATGCAATGATTGAGTCATTACAATTAGGTATTCATGATGGATTTTTACAAGGTACTGGAAGCGATGCACAGCCAAGGGGAATATTAAACCAAACAGGTACAACCACGACTCCAAATCAATCTGCAAATGCAGTAAGGTTTCGTATTGATAAGGCCGCTTCAATGGAACAGGCACTTGATGTTGCTAATGAGCTTATTGACGGTGGGAATTTTGGGTATATCATGAGACCTGAAGTTAGAGGCGGGATGAAACGTGAGCGGGTTGTACAGTTTACAGGTCAGCCTATTGGACAAGGTCAGCCTATTGGTGGGGCTGTTGACACCTTACTATCTAACGAACAGTTAGAACAAAGACTCGGCTATAAGTTAAGAACAACTACTCAACTTTCCAATTCTCTAACCAGGGGCACTTCTAGCACAGCTTCAAAAGTAATTTTTGGAAACTGGAAGCATTTGTATACAGCTTTTTGGAGAGGAATGGAAATTAAAGTTTCTGATGCTGCTACTGTAGGAAGTGTTAGCGCATTTGCAAGGGATTTGATGTTTATAATGGCAATTCAAGAGGTTGATTCAAATGTTGGTAGGGCTACAGCATTTACAATTGTTGAAGATGCTGAAACTAACGAATCTAACTGGACTAACGGATAATAAAGAAAGGAAATAAATATTATGACTTTAGGACGTGGAAAATTAATCGAGGATGTTCTGAATGTACAGGTTTTTGCTCCTGATGAAAGAACAGCCGCAACAACTCTTTACAACGGTTCTGCTGTTTCCGTAACTGGGAATGGTATTGATACCAGAGACTGTGACGAAATAGTTTTTAAAATTAATGCTGGTGATGTAAATGCAACATTGAATGCTGATGTTGTTGCAAGCACAACTGATGATCCAAGTGGAGCTACTCTGGTAACAGGTCGCCAAACTACTAACGATACTGTCAGCAATGCAAGTTTTACAGCAATTACAACTGCAAATGATAACGCTATACATCAGGCGTCTATTAAGTGCAAGAACCAAAATAGATATTTCTGGTTAAGAACTTATCAAACTGCAGTTACTACTCAGTATAGCGCAGAAGCAAGTCTTGGCCGTTGCGATAGAGATCCACAGGCAAATTCACCTGTTTTTGATATAAACGAAACTTCATAACATGAGAGAGGGGGAAACCCCTCTTTTGCTTGAAATTATATGCAATTAACTAGCTATAATAGAATGTTAAGGTATTTGGCTGGTCGTGGAGATAAAAACATGACCAGCAGTGTCTATAATAGGCGGGATATCCTGTATTGGATACCCGCAATATCTGATAGAATTAAAAATTACCTTAACAGAACAGTTGAAATTGAATCCAGAACAGAGTATTTTGACTCTGCTTCAACAATTTGTGAACTTTGGGTTGAAAATTCCCCCGTTTCTTCAATTACATCAGTAAAAGAAGATACTACAGGACAATTTTCCGGCAATGAAACAACCTTGTCATCTACTGAGTATTATATTGGCGTTGAGGAATCTAGTGTTGTGCTATTGTATCCTCGAACCTATAATGCAAAGAAATCCCTGCAAGTGGTTTATTCTGGCGGGTTGGCTTACAATGCAACCATGTCAGTATTTGCGGTTGCAGATGAATCTGGGTGGGAGGTTAACAAGTTTTGTGTGGGTTCAACTTCTGGCGCAAAAGGAATAATTTCTGCTGTTGATACAAAAGAGTTGACAATTGATGTTTTATTTGGTAGTTTTATAGTAGGTGAGACAATAACGGAATATGATGAGGAAACAGAAACGACCGCAGGTGCAAGTACAACCATATCTTCAAAGACCAGAACAGCACTTTGCGAAGCATATCCTCAGATTGTTGAAGCCTGTGAGAATGAAGTAAGATACATGATTCAACATAAACAAGACTTTGAAAATGATTCAAGTGAACGAGACGGAACTACAATAAGGAGACCAGCCGACACAAAAGCAATGTTACAATTAGAAACAAGATTGTTATTAGATCCATTAAGAGTTCCAGTGTTATAAATCCGCAAGGAGGGCAAAATTTCACTTAAAACTAACATTCCTGAGATAATTAGATCCCTTGAAGCCAAAGAAAGAAAGGCTGTTACTGCTGTTGCTGTAGGCTTAGAGCAGGGTATGGAATTTTTTTCTGGTAAGATGCAAAAAGAGCAAATGTCTGGGAGGCCCTACCTTAGAACTGTAACCGCAGCATTAAAGCGGTCGTGGTTTGTTACAACCAACTTTGTAAAAAATGGTATATCCTCTACTTTAAAGACAAGATCAAAATACGCAGCCATACATCAATTCGGTGGTGTAATTAAAGCCAAAAACAAACCTCACTTACATTTTAAAATCGGCAGTCAATGGATTAAGAAAAAAAGTGTTAAGATTCCTAAGAGGTTAAAATTGTTTGAAGCTTTCCGAAAAGATGGGCCTAAAATTTTGAAAAAAACTGTTCTTAATGCTCTTTCCAAGGCTGTTAGATGAAACCACAAATAAAACTCTACGATAAAATATTTGCTCATACCTACACAATGTCTAA